AATACTGTTTACCTGCATTAGTGCCCTGTGTAATTAACGCTACTTGATTATTAATTGGTGTAGTATCTGTTTCGTCAACTAGCGCAATTTGAGGAACTGTAGAGTTATGTTTAATAAACTTTACTTTATAAATGTTATTGTTTACAAGTAAATCAGTATCTGCTGTGAACAAAATACGCATACCGTCAGTAACATCAACACCGTCAATGCTATAACCGTCTGCTCCGCTAATTGTTGAAAATGCATCTTTTGTAAACGTGTCAACTAAGTTTACATTTTCAGTTTTTGCTTCAGTACCAAACTCAAACAATTTTAATCCTGCAATAAATTCAATAACAGGTCGTTTTGCTCTTGCACTTTGATCAATATCAAATACTTCGCCGTTTAATTCAGCAGTTTTTTCAAGTACTGATTTATGGAACCATCTGTTATTTCTCGACCAAGCATTCTTATCTGAAGAAGCTCTATTAATTACAATATAATCTTTAGTTGCCGCATAAGAACTTGCAGTACTGTACGGTAACTTGTCAAAGTCATTTGCATCAAACAACACTTCTACGTCTGCTGAGTACGCTTGTGAAATTACAAGATCACTATCTTTTATTAATACAATCTTATCACCAACACCTTCAACATACCATGTATTAGTTGCATACTTTTCCGGAGTAACAGTTCCTTCAAACTTTAATTTCATTCCGTTCATTAACGAAAATCCATTTGCTGTAGTGTATGTTTTTTTGCCCAGTATGTCGCTAACAACATCTATCGATGTGTTAGACTCAATGTCTGCAATTCTAAGTGTACCGCCTGTGTTAACATCAGTTTCTGATACATAGTACAATCTCTCGGGCGCATTTAAAGGTACAGTAAATTCAACTATTCCTGAATCTGTTCCTGAATTTGTAATACCAGTTGCATACTCATTGTCACTTTCAATTTGTCGTGAAGTTCTAATAGTAAATGGCAGTCCTGGAGCAGAAACATCAAACATATATGTTTGGCCTCTGTATAATTCTAATGTAGGATTTTGTGTTAAGTTTCCGTTAAACACAAATCCTTTGTTTCCTGCATTGTCTACACTTGTTACTGTGTAAGTACTTGTTACATCATCATTTTGACCAAATACACTAACAGGTGCAGGGCCAGATGGTAACCAATAATACTCTCTAAAGTTAGTAAGTTTATCCCAATCTAAATTTGGGTTCCATGCATAATACTCTTGGCTGTTTAGTAAACTTTCGTTTGAAACTGTTGCGCCTAATATATCTAATTGATTTCTAAAATCATTATAGTCTTTATAAAATAAAACATTATTAAGAATATCTTTAGATACAAGTGCAGGCTCTAGTTGATGTGTTTCTCTTTGGGAAGAAATATCACCAATGTACAAGTCATTTGGAGTATAAGCATTAGCTGTTTTTCTTCCAAAATATCCATTTAATTTTTTTGCAGTACCGGGCTTTGTAAGTTGATCTAATGTAGCATTTAAAAACTTAGTGTTAGCTTCGGTTCGAAAATACCTTGGTAGTAACTCTGCAGACTTCCTGTTAGATTTGCCATTAACTGGAAGTGGATATTCATTTTGGTCATTATTATAAGCCATTAGTAGCTAGAGCCTCCGGTGTTTATTGTCGATGTATATGCTGTACTAGAACTTTGTATTCCAGTATTTGCAACTTCAACACTTGCTGTAATAACAGTGCCGGATGCTTTTAATCTAGTTGCTGTAATGCTATCTATTATTTCTACGTTTGCTACTGTTGCACCGCTTATAAAGATTTCATCTGATTCTGATTTAATCTCAAACAATGATCCAAATGCTTGTGAATCTTCATCTGGTACAATTACTATAGAACTAATAGTTGGTGCAAGTTGATTCATTACGTATGTTGAAAGTTCCGAGAAGTAAAACGACTCTCCAAACTCCCAATTATCTAAACTAAAATATTCATTTATTGCACTAACTACGTTTGATTTTATTTCATTGTCATTAGTAACAGTCTCAATATTCTTTACAATTTTAAATGTTGCTTGCAACCCAGTCTCCGCTGATGATCCAAATAGTATTTTATACTTTACTGGATGATATATAACTTCGTCACTAATTGATTTAATTTTATCTAGTTCTGCGCCATAACTTCTATACAACTGATCACTACTTGGTGGTAATGGTTGTGCTATAACATCGCCATTTAACCACTGCCTATAAGTAGTGTCATACAACCGTGTTAACAAGAATGTGTCTATTAAGTTTGTGCTACTAGGATCAATTCTTTTATTATTATCGGCAGCGTGTACATATCTAAATTTTAGACCTGCTCTACCAATGAATGCTCTAAAGTCTGATACCTGTGATAGTGAAAGTTTATCTGTTGATAACTTCTTAAATAAACCAGTGTCAACTGCAAAAAATACAGTTGATGCATCATAAGAGCTATATGCTCCTATAGCTGATTCTGAAGTAAGCACTGTTATGTTTTGTGATGTAGCAGTTACGTATTTAAAGTCTTCAACACCGTCAGATGTAGTGTACTTCTTTTGGAATATATATTTTGTAGTAGGAGCAACTGTCTCGTTAACAATATCAAGGAATGATCCTGGGTTGTCAACTACGCCGTCATCGTCTGCATCAAAGAAAGATACTTCTATTTTCTTTGAATCAACATATCCTTCAGCATCTCTATATTCTTTTGTAATTTCAAAATTATAATCTGATGTAAATGGCACTGTTAAGTCAGGCTGTGTATTAATGCTTAATACTTCAATTTTATCTTTAATAACTTTGCCTGTTTTATTATCGTAAATTTTATCACTACTGTCGTAGTAGAACTTAATCTCTTCGTCGCTTTCGTAAACATACCGCATAGCTCGATAATTAATATTATACTTTTCGCCATCTGTTTTAAACCACAATAACCAACTTGCATCTAAATTTTGACTGCTAACGTCGCCTGTTTTACCTGTAGTAAATGCACTAGTAGTATTTAGATTTACTTCTGTAATAATTCTCCACTGTCTAGTAGCAACATCGTATCTCAATCCAAATGTATTATTTGCAAATGCTTGATCAATAAGTTGTGTTTTGACTGCCGGAGCTATATCTGTAGTAAGTTTAGGTCTAATTTCAGTCAATAATGCTGTTGTCGGAATACTATCATTAAGTGTAATAGCACCTAATCCAGCTGTAGTAGTTTTCGTACCGTCACCGTTAACACTAATTACTTTTACCCACTTATAAGATAACGATCCTGCATGAGTTGCAGAGCCTGCCATTAATGTAGTGTTATCGCCTACCATAAAATGATATCCTGCAGGTGCTTCAAATTTAAGAAGTGAGCCGGCTTCAAGTAAACGTAAATTATTTGCTGTGTAAGTTCCTACTTTATAAGATGCACTACTTTCGTCAATTAAGTTGCCAGTGCCTCTATTGGTATCTGTAGTTACTTGTACCCATTCTGCTTTTAAATCAGAAGTAATAATCTTTGTAAAGTTTGTTAGATAATAGTTTAACACTCTTCTATCTTTTAATATTGGTTCTATTTTATTTGTAATAGCACTTTCAATATCAGTCTGTGTTACATATGCAAAACTATCTTTATTAACTAAATTTTCTTTATAAACAATACCGTCATTTGCGTATAAATTTGTGGTACTATATTTTCCAGTAGCATCTAATAAATCATAGTACCTACTAATTCCGCTTGCAAATCTATTAACTGATTTTACTTTAATAATATCTTGACTAATGCCTAATGGTGCAACATTATAATCTTCAGCAGTTACCATTCTGTTTTGTGTATAATAAGTTGACGGAGCATTTTGTTTAATACTTTCTGTTGACTCACTTGGCGCACTATTTGCTACTGTGTATTTTAATTCTAAATTAAGCGTAATTGTTTCAACAGTATTACTTCTACTTAAATAAGGAACTCTAACTTGTATTCCAGTCATATCATTTGGCTTAATAACATAACTTTGGTTGTTACTGGTTCTATAAAAAACTTTAAATACACCTTTAGGCAATTCGCCAAATGTTCCATCTGAAAACACTAAACTAATTCTGTCACTTACTCTTGTAAGTACACTATAAACTGATCTAATCTTTTTACTAACGCTATTATAGATAACGTTGTTGCCTTCTATTGCATCAACCTTTGTCCAAATTTCAGACTCTTGTCCGTTTTCGTCTAGCTTATAAAGCCAAACATCGCTGTTGTTAATGTTTGTTGCGTCTATATCAATTACTTGATTAGTTGTAGGATTATTAACTATAAATTGGCCACTGTCTAATGTACCTTGTTTAAACATGCAAAAGAAACCAGTGTTACTACTTGCAGGTCCGCGGCTGTCGTCTTTATAAAGGTATGCAAAACTATTTGCCGTTAATGGAATTTCTTCTTCAACATTCTTTGTAGCAGAGTCTATGTCTGAGGACACAACTTCAAATGATACATTTTTTCCTTGGACAGATTTATTAAACCCGTATGTTGGAATATCTGTATTAACAGCGTTAAATCTATACTGCTGATGCGGAACACCATCTACTATTTCTTTTTTAATTGGGCGACCAAATGTACCGTTTGCAGGTAGTGCAGAATTCATTACTTTAATAAACTGCTCATACCAATCTATATTAGTTGGGTCATTCCATTGAATGGATTGGTTTGCTAAATTAAAGTTGTTAGTATCTATTACTTCTTCTGTAGTAGAAACACTAGTTACTTTTAACATACCTGTTGCGGCTTGATTGCGCTTTGGATTATAAGAAAGCAACCGTGCTAAACGGAGAACTGATTCTCTACGTTCTGCTAATTCTAAAAAGTTTTCTCTTGCATTTAGATCCATGCGGAACGATATGTTTTGACCTAAAAATGCAATCAAATCAATCAGTGCAAGGTATTCACTCGACTCAATGTAGTCGTTAAAGTCCTCAGGATAATTAGTCCTAAGGTAAGATATCATTGTTCTTCTTAAATTATCAAAGTCATAACTTTGAAAGTCAGCATTACGGAAACTTTGGTATATACGTTTCCAATTCTCTGCTACTAATAACCTATTTTGTCTATCGGTTGTTGACATATTATTGCTTCCTTCACTTACATGTATTTATTGGTTTCGGATAAGTGCGTATATAAGTTACGAAATTAAACCATTGTTTTCATCAAAAGTTAAGCGCATTGATTCAGATATATTGTACGGAAGATATGTAAGATCCAATTCAATCTGAATTCCAGTTTCAAACGAGTCAACTGTTACTGAATTTACTTGTGTACGCGGATCGTAATTTACAATATCAGTAACATTCTTTGCAACGGCGTTTTTTAATGCCGCTGTCATTGGTTCAAATAAAACTTCCCAAATGATTGTTCCAAACTCAGGATTTTCTAATTTTTCACCTTGTCTAATATGAAAATGATTTATTAAATCTTGTTTAATTAACGAAAGGTCATATAACGTAGTTGACGTATTATTTGGGTTTACTGTACTAAGTCCCCTATAAGCTCTAGACGCTGGAGGACTATTAGGC